TTATAATAAGAATCAATATATCTATAATTATAATATATATATATATCTTTTAATTTTTACAGATATTTATTTTACCAAATCTATCAATATTAATAATTTCTCCAATCTCTAATGTAGGAATATCACAATGACATACTTCCATAGATTTTTGGATTGCCTCACTACATTTTAAAGGCACTCTATTAAAGTAATCATAACTAGGATAATTATAATACATCCAAGGTATAGACTCTATAGTCTCGTTAGGTAGAAAGATTTCAGAAATTCTTGAGGATAAAAGTTCACCATCAAAACTTAGTTCTGTATCTATACTAGTGACTTTAAACATAGCTTTTCCATCTCTCGTTATAAATTCCTTCTTTTCATTTATAATAAATATGCAATCTAAAAACCTTCTAATTTGCACATCCATATCTTCAAATGCTAACAATTTCAAAGTATCTAAAAGCATTTTAATATATCTTTCTATCACAAAGACGAACTACTTCTATTCTACCAAATCTATCAATATTAATATAATCCCCGAATGCAAGTTTAGGAATATCACAACTGCATACCTCCATAGATTTCTGAATTGCTTCACCACATCTTAGAGGAACTTTATTGAAATAATTATAGCTAGGGTATTTATCGCATAACTGATTAGGTATAAGAATTACTTTTGTATTAGGCATAATGTTTTCAGAAATTCTTGATGATAAAAGTTCACCATCTAAATTAATTTCTGTATCTATGCACGTGGATTTATACATACTTTTTCCATTTTTATGTATTAATTCCAACTTTTCATTTCTAATACATATACAATCATAGACTTTCTTAATTTGTACATCCATATTTTCGAATGCTAATAGTTTCAGAATATCTAAAATCATTTCGTTCTACCTCACACTAATAACGAAATTTATTTACACTACCATATCTATCAATAATAAAAGAATCTCTTGGTGTCAATGTAGGAATAATAATGATAGCATATACTTCCATGGATCTTTGAATTATTTCGCTACATTTTAGAGGTACTTTGTTGAAATAATTGTAACTAGGATATTTATCACATATAGCAGTAACTTTATTGCTATAACTTTCAGTTATATCTGATTTTATAATTTCACCATCATTGCTAATCTCTGTATTGATAGCGGTAGTTTTAAAACCATTTTTTCCATTTTCGATCACTTGTTCTGTCTTACTATTTGTAATACATATATGATCATTACACTTACTAATTTTTACATCCATACCTTCGAATGCTAACAATTTTAAAGTGTCTAAAAGCATATTTTATGCCTCCTAATAAATAAATATAATACGATAGGAGTTCAACTCCTATCGTATATCATATTTCTTATTATAATATTTACTTCGCATGAATTTAATCATATCAGTAAATGCATCTCTAGCTTCACGATTGAAGTTATCGACATTTTTATATTTACCAGTCTTTTTACTTTGAGTCATAATATTATCAGTATCATCTAAGATATAAACTTTATCACCTTCACCTAAGTCAGCATAATAAAATTTATCTTTATTAATACCAAATCTATAACCAGTAAATTCAGATCGGAAATTTTGTCTATTCGATAAGATCAATGAAGAGATGATTGAATAATACCCAATTAGTTTCATTGTTTTCTTTATCCTCTAAGAATATTAACTATCTGATTTATCATATGGTAATACTAATGTCAGTATTGCAGTAATACGATGAGCTATAACATCTTTTACTTTTGAATCTTCAACTTCATTATATAACTTATGTAAGAATAATAATATGTATTGAATTGATTCCGTATCATCTAAGTTTATAGTTTTTTCAATATCATCAAGTTTATCATATACGATAATAAGAGACAATAGTGAAGATACATCGCATTCAAATGGTTTAAGTCTATTTGATGGAAATTTTAATATCTTTTCAGATTTACTATTATCTGTAGTTTTATTAAAAGTTTCTTCAAATAAACATTTGGTAACTTCATCTACACTAATACCTAGAAGTTCGGCAATTTCTTCATAAGATTTCTTTCTATTATAATATAGATGTCTGATTCTTCCGTTCATTGCATCCATTTATATCACCTATCTATTATTAATCAAACTAGCATAAATCAAGAACTCTTCATTCAATAACTCTTGTTGTGGTACAAATGGCAAACCAGTATTTTCTTTATTTTCAAAATCGATGATTTGGAATTTGGAAGATACGATTGTAGCCAACATAGCTATCAAAAGATTGGTAATCTTTTCATTATGATAAATAGCAGCAACTGCTTCATATGTACTAGAAGAAGTGATCTTTTGAAGCTCCTTCTTGTTCATATTTACACGTTTGATTACTTTAACAAACTTGCCAGATAGAATTGCCTCCATCGTATGTAGATTATTTGCTGCAAGTATTCTCTTAGCTGCAATGATAAGTTTAATATAACTTGTTAGATCAATAGATCCTAAAGCGGATGGATCTCCAAACCATTTATAGAATAGATAGCACACTAATATCTTTTGATGTGGAACTATTGGAGACTTACGTCCTTTAGATAATTCTACTTTGTAGTATTCTATTTCTTCTTTAGAGAATGGGCCAAATCTTTCTTCAATTTGTTTCATAGTAGAATGGAAGTTTACTTGATTATGCATAAGTAATGCTTCATTCTTCTTAGAAAGATGAGATTCAAACTTATCAAATTCTGAATTATCATCATCATCGTCACCTTCATTACGATCAGATGATAATTGGTTGAAGGAATATTCATATTTAGCTCTGATGATCTTATTAGTAATATTACCCTTAATAGATACATAGATCAAGTTTAGAATATTCATTTCATAAATAGCTTTAGGGATAATCTGACTAATAATGGCCCATACAATTTCAATATTATATGTGAACTTATTCTTAGAACGAATATATTGTTTATCCCAAGAACCACTATTCTTAGACATATCTTGAATGATACGGCTATTTGCAGTTTCAGATAATTTAGTCAAGATATCAATATCTGGATGCATGTCAATAATAAGAATTTCATAAAATTCCATTAGATAAGCATCAATATTTTGAATCTTCTTCATATATGCATAATGTGTCAATAATGGAATTAGAATGATTTGGAATAGACCAATTTCCATCAATGCACTTAGATGACGATTACTATATTGAAGTACGTTACCATCTTTCTTATTGCGTTTAATATGAATAATGAAATTATCTTCATTCATAGCTTTAACTTTACGAGCAAATGTACTAAACAAAATATCTCGCTTAATATCAGCCATGAATTGTTGTTTTGTATATAATCCTGCATCATCAGTATCAATCATAAACTTCATACGAGCATAGATTGCTAATAATTCATGATCAGGATCATAGTATTTTTCAAAATAATTCAAATATTGTGTAAAGTGATCTACTTTCTCTTCAGAAGAGTAGCATTTCTTTACACTTAGAATGAATGAATCAAACATAAGCATGTCTTCATCATCATTAGTTAAAATTTTAGCCAAAGGAGCCATAATTTGCTTACCCCTAAGGCCTCTAAATATAATATCTTCTGGATTTGGCATCCATCTATCTACAGGTGGAATAGCATTCGCATCAGATATGCTTAAAGTATAATTTTTAACTTCTGGAGTTCTAATAGAATAATCTCTGTCTAATTCCTCTCCTGGAGTTATTTCACGTCTTACAGCTTTACTTGTTAAAGCTTCAGTTAATTGCATCGTACACCTCCGATAAAACTACACATATTCTAAATTATAATATATAATTTATTTACGTTTTGTAGTTTTAGTCGTGCGAGTAACCCTAATATTATTAGATTTCTTTTGTTTACTTTGAGTAGTTGCAGTTCTTTTGATAGCTTTAGTGGTCTTAGTCTGTTTTATATTACCACCGCTATCATGACGTTTACGTTCAAGTCTATGCTTAAACATAGGATCTACTTTACGTAGATGACTTTCTGCTTCTTCACGCTCAATAGCTTTTACATCAGACTTGGTTACTAGTTTTAAGAAGTCATCTTTTCTATTAATTTTAAGATTAGATGCTTCATAGTAATGCTTTTCCAGATAACCATGCTGTTTTATATATAAGAAACCAAAGTAAAGAATCTTAGCAAAGTTTACAACTCCAAATGGATTTCTTTCTTTTGGTTTTTGTTTTATTACTTCAGTAGAAAGTTTATTTTCTAATTCCTCTACTAATAAGCCATATTCAATATATGTATGAGCATAAGTGAATGTAAATGCTGGGTCATTAGAGAAGAATCTAACTTCATAATTTTTAAGATCTTTAGCATGTTTAGCATCCCCACTTTTAGGAATGAACTTAAACACTACTTCATATGTAAAATTAGGTACCACCTCAGATGGTACTCTTAGGAGAATGAAATAATTATCTCCATCTGTATAAAAGTTATGGTCAATTTTACCATTAGCTCTAAGCATAACTTTTTCAAATCGTTGCTTATAGTTTTCTGCTAATAATTGGGATCCCATTACATTGCCTTTACCAGCAGGGGATCTTCCATATTCATCTAGAGTTAGATGTAATTTTGTAGCCATTTAATTCTCCTTAGAGTGAGGTCTTGCAGAGTAGACCTTTTATGGCCTACTCTTACAAGATTGCTCTGGACAATTATTTTATATAGATATTATGGGCAGGAGTTTGACATAGGAATTGTTTAGTTGTTACCAACATACCTACAACTTTACCCACAATTTCTAACACAGTGATATCAGAACGGATAGAAGACAATACTAAGGAATCAGTTTTCTTAGTACGTAAGTTTACTGGGATTCCTTTAGAGTTTGTTTCTTCCACCATAGCTTTAACTTCATCAGAAGCTTGAGCCATACATTCAGGGAGCTCATTTAAAGAACTACCATATAATTTAGAAATCAAATCTAAATAAGAATTATAGAATAACTGAGCAATTGTTTTATAATCACCAGTTGTGTTTTCATCAGATAATACTTCTTTGATAGCTAAAAGACCTTGGACGTTTGCACCCCAACCATAACCATGTTCAGCCGCAGACATACAGTTTAATACTGCATCTTCTGCAGAGTCAAAACGATTATCGCGTTCTTCTGGAGTGGCACCGCCAATATATAAGTCTACCATATTAGCTTTCATACTATGAACACGACGACGAAGATTACCAATACCGGACATATCTTTACCATCTTGCTTAGCTTGAGCTAATTGCATTTCTAAGTTATTCAAGATAGATTTATAGAAATCAGAGAATTCAGTAGTTCCTTCTTTATACATGTTTTTAGGATTGATTACTTTAGTTTTATTATAACCAGCAACTACTGCATCAGCATAACCACACCATTCTTGAATTGTTTCTTCTGTAGGTGCATCGCCGTTTTCTTGGTCTTTCACTTGTTGTTCTAAGTTACGATATTTACGAATAGTCTTAGCATCACAAAGGTTAGCCAAGTCCATCATGATTTCAGCTTGATGAATATCAGATACTAAGCAGAATGGGATATTGATACCGCTAGCTTTAGCATTAATCATTGTCTTAGTTAATGGATCCATAACTGTAGCTACATCAGCAGAAACTTTAGGACAAAGAATAACAGTAGGAATTAATTTAGTTCTAGCTTTTAATGGTTCAAAGATATTATGATAAAGAATTGCACTCAAGAAGCCAATCATTTCTGGAGTATCAATAGGATCTTCAAAGAAGTAAATTTTAGGATGGTTGACTTCTGCAGTAGATTCTGCTTCATTAGTTACGTAAACTTTATCAGCATATCCACTATTAAGAGTCATACCATCAAAGATTTTTACATAGTCTTTAGAATCATTGGACCGCTTAACGTCAATATATACATCTTGACCATTTTGCATATAAACATCAGCAATTAACTCTGCCATTTCTTCATTATTGTTTGTAGAAATTAGAGCGATCTTTTTGATGTCTTCATAAGTTTCAATTTGTTTAGCATGAGAAAGAATACGATTAGATACATCTTTTACAAGACGATTAATCATGTATTCAATTTCAGCTGGAGGCATTTTGAAGTTATAAACGCTAGCTTTATATGCTTCATCACTCAAGTTAGGTTCTTGACCAGTAGCAAAGCGTTTATATGCTAATTGAGATAGTAAGATAGCACTAGTTGTACCATCACCAACTTCTTTAACAACATGAGTTGTTAGATCTTCAAGTACTTCTCGAATACTCATTTCGATAATACCATTGAAGAAGATATGTTTAAGAATAGTATGACCATCTTTTGTAAATTTAGGCAATACATTTTCTTTTTTAATTTGAGTAGCAGAACCATAAGGCCCGAAAGATGTTACTAAAGATTCAGCAATGATATCCAATGCTTTCATGGACTGCTCACGTAAATCTTTTTGTGGTACAATATTAGAAAATACTTCCATTTCTAATCCCTTTCTATTTCAGCTAAATCTACATATGGATTACTTACATAAAAGAGATTATTATCAAAGTCTTGATGATATTTCTCTTTAACTGCATATATACGTTTATCCATATCATAGTCGACATTAAAGCCATATTGTAAAACAAATATATGCTTACCAATAGGCTTAGGATCATAGTTATATAAGTTTTCTGGGTATTTTAGATATATCCCATCATATGAATCAAGATCTACATTTCTTTTATTATAAATACCTAAAGGAGTTTTGGCTCCATCTAAAGTACTTCTAATAATAGCTTCTTGATATTCATTATCTATCATTACATTAACTCTAAAGCTATTGCCGTCTACTAGTAGCATATTAGAATAGAGTTTATGTATATCAGTATAGTATATATTAAGATAAAGTAAGTCTTTATACTCATCTTTAATTTCATTTAACAAATCATCTGCAGATGATTTATATTTATCTTCCAAGACTACAGATAGAGGGTTAGGATCCTCTCTATCTCTCAAAAGATAGCTGATCGTTATTGGATCCTCATCTAATATCCCTGGAATAAAGTATTTTGAATTTTTAAATTGAGACCTTAAGATATCGATAATAGATTTATCTGTATCAAATAAGGAATCATATTCAAATATAGGTCTTATACTTGCCATATAAACTTCCTATAAAGACAAAAAAAGAAGATAGAAAGCTTGTTCCTATCTTCTTTAGTTTTATTACATATCGTCTAAGCTTGCACGTTTGAATCCACCACTAGATTCAGACCCACCATAATTAGAGTTACCAGACATACCAGTACTTACACCAAGTTTATCTGCAATTGCTTCAATATTAGCTAACATGGAGCTATTTACATATTGAGCTGTTTCATGAACTGCATAAGCTTGAGCATTAGTCATAGATTTAGCATATTCTTCTAGAACTACTGCTAAATCTTCTAAGTCCATATTTTTATAAGATTCGAAGTCTTTATCTCCATCGAATTTTTCCACATCAAAGTTATGAACTGCAAAGTGGAAATCAGTACGGCAAATGAATAAGATTTCTTCTTCTACTGCAGAAAGATCTTTATTCAATTTACGAATACATACAACAGGTTGAGTTAAACCAAATTCAGAACCATCAGAGATTGTAATAAATGTTTGTGCACCTGTAGTAATACCGGTGGATTGAATTTCACCAGCCATAAACTTGCGAATTTCTTTAGCTAAGATATTAGCTTTAGTGTGCTTCAAATAAGCACTAACTTCATGCTCACGATCTGGCATAGGATAATCTTGCCCACTAACTACTTTAAGTGGAGCAATAGATAATTTAAGTGTACCTTGCCAGAAAGAGAAGCTCATAGAAGAACCGCCATATTGGCCAACATCCTTAGAGTTAGTCATACGATAATTAGAGTAAACATTGATTGTTTTCTTCCCAGTATTGGAAGAGTTTCGATTAAATACGCTTTGTCCAAGAGCCATTTGTTTATCCTCCTAAATATAAGAATATAATTATCAATATGTATTGATAGTAGTATTTTATTACATCCTAACGTGTTATTCTAGGATTGTAAAAGTATACTAA